CCAGAGGGATCATGCCCACGCTGTACGTCTCCGCGATCGTCCTGACCCAGTCGTTCAGGGGCGTGGAGCCTGTGTACTGAACCTCCTGACGCAGACGCAGGTTCACGCCCACCTTGCTAGGCCCACCCACCACCCGGAATGGGTAGTCCTCGTCGATCAGTTGCTGGACTGCCTTCCCGGCCATCTGTAGGTCGGTGGGGTGAGACAGAGTGGTCCCAGCCCACCCGAAGCCATCCTCGGCCGTCTCCTGGTAGCTGAGCACAGCTTGGGGAACGTAGTTGTCGATGGCCATGCCACGACCGTGCTTCGCGTACACCTTCTGTAGGGCCGGGGTGCTGGTGGTGACCAGGGTGGCGCGCTTGCAGCACTCCATCGCCCACTTCCAGGACAGTGGTGAGTTCTTGTTGCTGTGACGATAGGTGTGGTACGCGACGTTGCCGGGATGAATGGAGGACATGTCGTCATCCATGTCGATGACCACGGCGACCTTGTTCTGACGGAGAATGTCGATCATCTGAGCCTGGAGTGGGTGCGCTGGCCGCTGCACTACCAGAACGTCTGCGTCGGCTGGGACCTGGATGCTGGTGACCCGCTGGGAACCATCAGGGAGATCCTCGGTCTTACAAGCGATGCCTGACTCTTTGCTGGGGGGCATGACCGTCACGTCCAGGCCCTGTTCCAGGAGGGCTTGGGCGGGCCAGACTAACCGGTAATGTCCGCACCCATGCAGGTCGGCCGGTAGCACATATACCTTCACGCGGTCTCCTTGTTGTGCCGTCACGGACCTGCGAAGAAAGTGGCATTGATGCTAAAGAAACCATTCGTCCCACCGGTGCTCCAGTTAACATTCCCATCTGGATAAATGTCTAGGCGGGCAAACACGTTATTGGCAATGCTTGCGAAGATTATGTTCTTCGCTGGTCGATAACCGACCGGCAAGACAAAGATGTTGCCAGTTGGCCCTGGTCCAATGCCGTCCTTGACGAGTCCTTGAATCGTCACCATTCCATCAGCCATCTTGCGGTAACGCGCGCCTTGCCAAACCACCGAACCGTCATAATTGACCCACCCATTAATGAGTACTGGTATATGCCAGGGATCGACCTTCGTGATACCGATGATGAAGTTCCCTGATGGAGGTACGGTCAGGCCCATGACCCGACCGCCCGAAGTCAGTGCATCACCAGTCAGGTTCACTGCATTGATAGGCTCGGTGTCACCGTCGTACAGAATGGATACCCCGTCAGCAGCAATACTGCCTGGGCGCAGTGTCCATGTGAGACCAAGAGACTTGGCTCTATCTACAATGGATTGTGCCCCAATGCCCACAAGGGCGGGAGCCTGATCCGGGTCACTGGTCATTGGCGGTAAGCCTTACGTAGCAAGTGATTCATGTCGCCACCCTCGGTCAGCGCCATACTCCACGCCAGCTCCAACCACACATCCCCCTGCCACTCGATGACGTTGTACGAGTCATGGCGAGGGTCGGGGGCAGTCGTCAGCGAGACACGTTCGAAGATTGTCTGCCGGTTAACTAGGTTTTGTGCGATCTGCTCAGCCTGGAGTATGTCTGTGATCTGGAGATCCTGTACCTCCAGAATTTCGAATCCTCTGTTCGCCACAGAATGAGGAGCCAGGGGTGGCACTGAGGCGGTACCTACTACTGGAGTGGCCGTGTTAGTGGCTGCGTTAGAAATCACCTTGAATGTGTTGGGCGCAGTCAGTAGATCATCAGTCTCAATGATGTTCGCTCGGGTGACCTGATTGCCGGCATCGTAATCAAAGTCCGGGATCTTAGTGGCTGGGTCGAACGACCTGACGAACCGCATGATGCCATTGTTGTCGAACCACGGGCTGAAGTAGTCACCAGATATCGACAGAGCTTCTAGCATGGAGCCTCTACCAGTGCCAACAGCCCAAGAGTTGACAGACGTCAGAGATGACGCTTCCATGACGAAGTCGATAGGCAGTCCAGCCAGGACTAAGGCAACGACCACCGGCACCGTGCGAGGTACACCGCCGTCCAGGCCACTGATCCCATTAGGGCTCTGCTGATCGACCAGGAACATCTCATCGTTGAGCGCGACCTGTCCGAGCTTGCCGCTGGTGTACTTCTGTCTCGTGAAATCGGTGAACATGTACTTCCCCAACGGGTACGTAGCCCCGTTGGGGAACACCATCGACACCGTGATGCGGTCACGGATCGCGTTGATGGCAGCGGTATCTTCAGCGCCCAGCGACAGAGAGAGCTGACGCTTGATGGTCCGTGTCGTGTCGTGGGTCAGTGAGGCGCCACGGAGGGGATGAATCTCCCCCAGGTCTTCGCCCGTGATCCCGTCAGTGCGATGGAACGTGAACGAGGCCTGACGCTGGCCCATCCAGGGGGCCAGGTCCAGCAGCGGATCAAACGGGAACAGCGTAAGAGTCATCACGGGTCCACGGGGGTGGGCGTATCAGTGACCTCCACGATGGCTACCGGTGCCATGTACAGACGCCGGTCACGTTGCACATCCCCGTTCGGTACGGAGACGTTGGCGAACCATCGGTTCCCGTCCTCATCTCGCAGACAGATGTAGGGGACGTTCACCCAAGCCATGTTGCGCAGGCTGGTGAAGTCCTCCAGTGTCTCCGGGGAGATGGCTGCAGCCTGGACTAGGAGGTTGCGACTGAAGTTGGTGCCGCCGCGCTCCGTGGGACGGAAGGCGGTGACGTAGTCCCGGCCGTACATGGTCTGGAACGTCTGGCCGGCAGCTTCAGGGAAGTTGAAGCTCTCGTGCACCTCCCCTTCCCAGCCGAGGCAGTAGGCCAGGTTACTGGCACCCGACTGCACGGAGTTGGTGGTGAAGATCCAGACGTGATCGTTGGCTCCGACACTGGTGGCAGTAACACCTGGGGCCGGGATTGTGCTGGAGGTGGCGCCCGTTGAAGGCCCGGTCAACGTCACTTCGTCCACGTACCACGTACTCGATGCTACGAAGGTGGCAGCGGTCGTGACCGAGGCAAACACGGCGCCCACTGGAGCCGTGAATGGCGTCGGCCCCCACTGACTCCAGGCGTTGATGGCGCCTGTGGTCTGGGAGATCGTGTTGATGGAGATTGTCCCGTGAGCAGCGTTCTTCCATACGACATTCAGGTCACGACCGATGGTGCCTGATGCCGACGCTATCCACCCGGCGAGTGTGTACGACTGCCCCGCTATAACCGAGAAGTCATCGCTCGCGACCGAAGGTGTGCCAATCCCGTCAGGAGTTATCAGCATTGACGCCGAACCCTCATGGGAAAGCAAAGTGGATCGAGTGGCGGTAGCGCCACCTGCAGCGGTCCAGGTGGCGACGTTCGTTTCAAAGAAGGAGTTGGGAACCAAGTTAGCGTTAGAGGCTGCGGAGAGACCATTAGCCCACGGACCAGCGAACTCCAGGATGTTTACCTTGCGGATTCGGTAGCTGGTTGGGATCGCCACTCTGGCTTCGTAGTCGTTGAAGGTGATGAGGCCTTGGTTGGTCGCCTTCATGATCGTTTTCCAGGTGGTGTCCACTGTGTCCATGCGCTGGATCTCGGTGTACCCCAGGTCGTAGTTAGACACCGTGATGTTGTCGTACGAGATCGTCATAGCGCCAGCACCCGAAACCGATCGAGTGACAACAGTGCCAGCATTCGGGTTTGTCAGGGTGACCAGTTCAAGGAGCCAGTGGTCTGGTTCAGGGTCACCGTCCAACCAGGCCTTGCCCTTGAAGCTGGAACCGAACAGCTGCATCCTTAGCTTCACTCTGGTGCCTGGAACGTACCGACCAGCGAACACCACGTTGCCTAGTTGCGTGTGGGAGCCACCGACCACAGTGGACATGATCAGTTTCGCTGTCCCGTCGGCAGGGAAGTTGATCATCCCATACAACTGATCGCCGGCTCCGTTATCCCGAAGCGCGAGCGCTCCCCAGTGATCCAGAGTGGTGGCCGCCGTGTCCGACCAGATCTCCGCGTAGGCGTTGACATCTCGCGCCGAGAACGAGGCCAATCGTGCGATGCGGTAAGTACCAGTGGTAGACAGCAGGACTTTGCCGACAGAACCGTTCACCGAGAAGTCAGTAGCTGATCCACCTGCCGTTGCCCAAGTCTGCCCTCCGGTAGATGTACCCCAACCACTAGTCACCACCCTGGAGAACACGTCCGTCATCTGATTCACGGGATCTAGGCCCCATGCGAGCTGGTTGTACGCCAGTGCGGTTGGAACGTACTGTGGTGCTATTCCACAGTTCAGCCCGATCCCAAGGAGAGTCTGGTTCTGCTGCGTGATACCGAACCCAGACACGGCCGCAGAGTCCTGGCTGAACATGAGTGCCGCGTCAGCGCTGTAGTCGTCGGTGGGAGTCTCGATGCTGAGGTTGTCGAACACATTGGACTGCGGCAACGTGTTGGTGTTGCCCGAATTGATCTGCGATACAACGCGAACCGCGCCAGCACCTGGTAGAGACGCATCGAATACGGTGAGAAGCCAAGCGATTGGTTCGGACGTAGCGGCGGTACCAAGCCAGGCTTTCGCTTTCAGAGTGTTGCCAACAACCCTGAATCTGATCGCAATCGCGTTAGCGGGAACTACGCCAGGGATGACCGTGGGACCAGCGATGACTGTAGTAACGCCGGCAACACTCTTCCTGAGCGTAAGGGTGATGGTGTTGGCGATAGTCCGAGTCACTAATGCTGCGTACTGATTGCTGGCATCGATGTACCTGACGTCGTGCCAGGAGATGAAGTCCTGGGTCAGCGGTGCCGCCGTCAAGGTAGTGTCATCAGTAATACGGTAGTCAATGTCTGCCTGAGGCACGATAGCTAGGACTGTTGCATCGTATGTTCCGGTCGTAGGATGTACGTGCCGTGCGTCAGAACCGGTGGTACTGAATTCGGATGCCGTTCCAGTCTGAACGGTCCAAACCTGTCCGGTGTCTGCTGTACCCCAGCCGCTAGCTGTGACTCTGGTGAACGTGTCACGTATCGAGGCGTAGGCCGGCTGGAGCCCCTGGTCCGATTGAGTGCCCGGATTCCAGCTCATGTTGATGGCAGCGCCAGCGGTCGGCTGGCCATAGGTTGCGTTGTACAACTGGCCAGGGTAAGGAGCTAGGGAGTTTATGTTCCCTGACGTCCCTGAGAGCGCCAGAGCGGCAGCTCCCATTACCTCCCACCTGTTGCCCTTCAGTTCGGTGGTAGACGACCAGATCCATTGTGGATTGGTACCAGTGCCCATGGTGGGGGCTGTCGGGAACCGGAGGGTTACCTCCTTCCAGCCATCGATGATCGGCTGCAAGGCGTCCCACTGAGCGGGGGTGATGCTGACGTTCATCCCAGCCCCGGAGATGCTCGGCGAGGACAAGGTCAACGGGACTGTCGTGTCACCAAACCGGCGGGCATAGAACCGAACCTGGGGATAGGTAGACGAAGTCAGCCCGACATCGTAGATGTCTTGAGCGGCAGTGAAGGCGCCATAGACCTGAGCAACGACCTGGGTCCCGTAAGCGTGGACCTCGGTCAGTGGACCGCCAGATGTATGCACGGACAGCTGCGGCAGGATATGAGTCTGGCCGGCTACGAACGTCTCCCCCACTGCTGTGTCGTCCATGGGGAACGGGATATCTACCTGTACCCCCGGCTGGTTGGGCATCGGGTACAGCTCGCGTAGCGCATTCAGGGAGGCGAAGTCTGACGTGGTGGCAACAAGGTTGTCGTTCAGGGCGCCCACGTCAGCGGAGGACAGCACCACCGTGTATTCGCCAGCTGGAAGTACCGCATTAAACGTGGTACCGCCTGTATCGGTCTGATAGAGAGGCATGTCCACAATGGGGATGATGTTCGTGCCGAGGATCGTATCGGTTCCCGTGGAGACACCAGAGAAGGTCGTGCCGAACTGCATCCCGCCTACGGCTAGTCGCTGTTCCTCGCAGTAGAACACCTCCAGCGCGACATAGAAGATGTATGCACTGGAGGCTGAAGTGGTGCCCAGGTTCACTGAAGTGCCCGTGGTGATGAGTGTCCACAGGACGCCAGCCAGGTTGTCTAGCCGGGTCAGCTGCGTGTAGGTCCATGGCATCCGCAGCGGACTATTGTTCGGAGTCGTTGGTACAGAGCTGCTGTGCCAGAACTGGTTGATCTCCCCGAGCTTGTGACGGGTGATGACCATGTTGTCTCCGAACCTGCCGAACAGAGCGTACGGAGCGGCGGGGACGACAGACAGGTTCTGTGCCATGAAGATGGCACTGGCTGAGGCTGACCCGGCTCCGAAAATGTCGGAAGTACCAGAGCCGCCGATGAGGACATTGACACCGAGGATTCGCTTACCGCTCAACTGTGCGGCGAACTGGTTGGTGGCGAAGTTGACGATGACGCCAGAGTTCGCGACGTTGGTTGCCAAGCTGATGCCGGTGGAGGTGCTCTGCGTAAGGAGAGCGGCAATCGCATCGGTGGTACCGCTAACTGTTGCGTTTGTCAGCGTCACCGCGTTGACAGGAATCAACGCACGCTGGACAGGACCACTGAGCCCTTCCGTGCCCTTGCGGTACACAGCCGCCAGATACGTCTGTCCCCGGTCCGTGAGAGGCGGCATGGAGCGTACGTAGAACCGGGCATCCTGCAGTCTGCGTGGAGCGGTGGAGGTGAAGCTGTGTCCTAGCTCGACAACGTTAACGGCAGGAGAGAAGACTGTGGTCTCTGGCCGAATCGGCACCCACTCCTGACCCAGGATGTAGGGGATGTGAGGGTTGTAAACTCCCATCGTTACAGGGTCCTAACTGCGAGTCGGGTGTTCCGTGAAGCGATCTGACTGTTAATCCCTGCCCCCACTGCCATACCGGTGGATGATGCTTCGTCTTGTGTCGGCAACGCACCACGGAAGTTCACCTGTAGTGCATTGGCTCCGAACAGAATATGCGTAGTGTTCTGGTTCACGCCGATACCACCGAGGCCAGAAGTGAAGTCACCCAGCAAAGCCTGGATGTCTCTGGCGCCACTGCGGATGCCTTCTCCGAAGCCCTCCATGACTGCCCTACCTGCTGGCTCCAGAATCTTGCGGTCCTTTTCTTCTGGCCCCTTCCAGTCGGGCAGCCAGCCGGTGATGTTGTTCAACAGATTGCGTAGGGGCGCGATTCTCTCATTGATACCGGCCATAAGGCCGTTGATGAGGTTGCGGCCTGCCTGAATCAGGAGGCCAAAGAGGTCTCCAACAGCCCTAACGAATCTGCCCGGGAGCGCTTCGAGATCAGCGACTCTGCCGTTGATCCAGTTGACGAAGTCAGCCGTCATCCGGGCGAAGAAGCCTGTGACCACCACCCAGAAGCCTTGCAGCGCCTTCCAGATACCCTCGCCGATCACACTGAAGAAGTCACCGAGGAACTTGACGCCTTCTTCGATCTTCAGTCCGAGCCACACAATGCCATCGATGATGGCTGGGATCGCGGTGAAGGCGAACCAGTCCACAAAGGCCTGAACCGAGGCCATCAGGAACAGGATGGCCTCGGCTCCGAGAGCCAGTACGTAGAACGAGAGGATGGCCAGACCGATCAGCTCGTTCATAGACCGCAGGCCTGCCTCCGAGGCTAGGAACGCGGTCAACATCCCCAGGATGGTGGTCAGGTTGGTGATCAGAGCATCACCGCCAGCCTTGTTCAGGGTGTCCAGGAACTGGACGATGAATCCGAAGGCTGCTGCGATGAGCGGTCCCAGCTCCTTCAACGTGGTGAACATGTCGCTCAGCCAGGTCTGGAACTCTTTGGAGTTGGCGATCTCGATGAGGTTGTCACCGAGCTTGCTGAGACCCGAGTTGAGCAGATCTCCCAGTCCCATCAGGAGGGGCAGGGAAGCGTCCCCGAGCTTGATCAGGCCTACGAGGAAGTTGCCGAAGGCGGGACCGAAGTCCCGGATCCACTTCTCTGTGGTGGGAATGACTCGGGCGATGAAGTTGTGGAACTCGGGACCAGAGAAGGCGGCCAGGATGGCGCTGGTGGCCTTACCGAGGTCGGTGGCGATCTGTCCCACGTTGCGTCGTAGCAGTGGGGAGATGTTGTTGATGACGTCGGTGACCGATTTGCCCAGCGCCTTGAAGAAGTTCTGCTGGGCTACCGCCTGCAGGTCTTTGAACAGACCTTTGAGTGGCAGCAGACTCTTGACGAACGTCTGAGCGGCAGGCTGCAGGTCTACCAGAGCCTTCTTCAGCTCTGTGGCGTTGGTGGCGGCGAACGCCCCCTGGATCGCACCACCTACACCCTTGAAGGCGAGGAACAGGACACCAGCCTGAATACCGATGGCAGCGACCAGCGCCGGGATCGTAGTCAGGGTGGCGGCGAGTGCGTTGACGGCCTGTAGCGCGGCTCCCACGAGGCCGACGATGGCGCCGATGACCGGCACCATGGCGACAATCAGTGGAGACTTACCAGAGATGTTGAACCCAGAGCCAATGGCGTCCTGGATCGCCTGACCGATCTTGGCGAAGACGCCACTGTCACTGACGACGCTACTGAACGCTTGCTCTACTTCCCGGGCGATACCGGTGGCAGTCTGCTTGATGAACCTGCCGTCTTTGCCACGGACGTTGTATCTCAGATTCGGCTTGAGATCGATGACTTCTTTCTCGACTGCGTCACCGATCGACTTGCCGATGGACCTACCGTGCTTACCGACTTCCTTCTCGACACCTTTGCCGATGTGGTCGCCAATGTGGGCGCCCATCTTGTCGGCGTCTTTCTCAGTGTCCTTGCCCGCTTTGTCCAGACCGCTACGGACGTCGTCATCCATCTTGGATGTCCGGGCGTGAATGTCGACCCAGGCGTCACCCAGGCTTCCTTCACCAAGAGCAGCGGTCACAGCCTCATGGTACGGACCAAAGCGGGCAAGATGGTACTACTACTCCCCAGCCATGGCCAAGAAGGCATCTCCCGATATTTCAAGTTCTTCTGGCTTCGGTCCCCAGCCCTCTGGAGCCAGCTCCAGTTTCATCAGGAACATGGTGCGTTTGCTGTCCTCGATAGCGCGCACCATGAGGAGGAACAGAGCATCCAGCCATGCTGCAAGAGACACGGTGGAGGCGTCTACCTTCTCTGCCATATCCCCGCCGAGAGCGTCCCAGCTATGTCGAGCAACCGTTATAAGACGTAATGCCACCCACCAGGGGCGCCCGGAGACCTGGCTGACAATCTCCAGCCCGAGTCCCTGGGAGTCCTCCAGGGCAAGATTCCCGTGATGCAGGAGACCCTCTACGTACTGCCTGTCTTCCTCGCCCAACATCCCCGGGAACACGTCATCGGCAATGAAGGTGTCGGACATCAGGACATGGAGCCAGTCGGCCGCACACATGGCTGGGATGGTGAGATCTTCGCCAGCTACCTCCACGATCACAGGCCACTGCTTCAGTGACCAGACCGGATCAGTGACCAGTGAAGGTAGCTGGATCTGCCCTGCCGAGGCGGGTGAATCAGGTAGTTCAGGACTTGCTGCGCGGTGGCCGACCACGGCGCACCACCGGCTTCTTTACCTCGGTCTCGCCAAACGCGGTAAGGAAGGCGAGGAAGTCCTTCAGCTCAAGTTCACCCTTACGCACCAAGCCCAGCACGTAGGCCTTGTCTTCGGCTTGCACGATGGCGGATTCGAAGGCGTCCAGAATCCAGGCCCCAGCCTGTACCTTCGCCGCTGGTTCAACGTCATCCTTGGCTAGGAGTTGGGCGTCCCGGCTCATCAGGAGAAGCTGAGCGTCCTTTAGTTGCTTGACGACAATGGTTCGGCCTTTAACGTCGACGAGACGAGTTTCGTTTCCTGGGTCGGTCATGTCAGGAATCGTAGATCACGACTTTCATGTTGTGGCGGGCCGCTGCCAGTGCCAGCGGCCGGCGCAGGTAGCCCTTGCCCTTCTGGCCGGGGTGATTGACCCGCCTGAACCAGACAGTCCTGCCCACCTTGCGCCAATAGAACTTTAGGTACCTTCTGGGTGGATGAGGGAAGATATGGTGGCGTTTCGCCCCACCCTCCACCGAGGCAGCGTAGGGGTACTTGCGGCCAGAGATGCCTACTCGGCCAACGACTTCATACGGACCGTACTGGATCCTGTCTTCTAGACCCCTAATCAAGTGATCGTGGGTATATGGACCAGTGGCCAGGATTCGCTCAGCGCCACCGTGGACCTCGCGCACAACCTGCGTGATCAGACGACGTCCTGCTTCGATAGATTGGACGCGAATCTGGAAACGGTCGATGCGAACGGTGTAACCAGCGGCCATTTGTCCACCAGCCTTGCGTAGTCGTTGGCGATGAGGTGAGCCCAGCGCTCATCGAGTACTACACAGATCCTGTCGCCCTCGCTGAACACCTCGAAAGATTTCAGGACGACAAGGTTCGCGACCCACATCAGCAGACGCAATCCAGGTTCGGGAACTGTACTGTGATGGTGAAATAGCGCTCCGTGCAGCCCCCATTGGGAGTGACCTGAGTCTGTCGATTGATAACCACCGACATGCCCGCGTACATGCCCGTGGAACTGGTCACGAAGTTGCGGAAGCAGCACGCCACCTGACGTAGCGCCTGTGCGTCGTGCAAGTTCTGGACTGCTGCAGCAGTCCACTCAGCATCGGTGGGTGGCTCGCCGTCCTCGCTGCCAACGGGGGAACACCTGATGATCCCGAGCTTAAAGTCCTGTGCCCAGAAGCCAGGAGGGCAGTTGCCTCGGACCTGACGAATGATGTCCTGGTCCGGGAAGCTGTTGTCCGATACCCAGGTATCACCGAGAGAGATGTAGGCCAGACCTTCGCAGCAGTAGTCGGTCCACTGCCCCATGTCGTAGGTGATCTCGGGACCGATGCGTGGAGCGCAGTGTCGTGGAGGCCCCACCATGGCGCTGGTGATGGTGCAGAGACAGCTCAGTGCTGCTGCGTGCAATGCGGCCACTGGGTCAAGAAGGGCCATCAGAACGTCCAGGTAGTCTCACGGATCGTCGGCAGGTCCGGGGAAGAGATCTGCATACGAGACGGCAGCCGGCCAGGGTTAAAACGTTGAATCAACGAATCGACCGTGGTCAGGCCAGTTAAACCGTTCTGCAAGAGCTGGTCCACATCCGCAAGACTGATCGACACTCCCTGCCGAGCAATGCTCGTCACCCTCTGAGGCAGGCGACAGACTGCTCCCGTGCAGTTCTTGATCCATTCGCAGGCCAGCTCCCCCGCTGCCCTCTGAAGTACTGCAGGGACAGCTAGTCCCCATAGGTACGTCACCTCCCACGCAGTTTTGTTACCGGGCGCAAGAGCACCAGTGACGGGAAAGTCGTAGTCGTTGTCGCGGGGCCAGCACCCGTTCGTAGCACTGAGGCCGGGACCTTGACGGACCAGCCATTGCCAGTCATCGACTCGATACGTCGCCGGGTCAACCACCGTGCCGTCACCATAGCGAACCTCGACGATCCCGGAGACGGGGGGCGTGAGCCAGATCTGGCACTGGGGCTGGCAGCGTCGGCATCCTGGCCCAGTGCCGCACCAGCAGTTTCGCCAGACTCCATCGAGGATGTATGGGAACCAGGTCCCCTCAGACCAGTAATAGCCGGACCCCCAACCAAGGTTGTCCGCGCAGTCCTTGCCACACGGCCGAACGGTCCGGCGGCAAGCACCGAACCGGCGGCCGGTAGCCGCCCAAATGGATAGAGCACCGTACTCGGCAGCAGCGGTTTGTGTGGCAAGGTCCGTCGTGCTCCAAATGTCGCAGCAGCTGGTGTCGACGAACCAGTTGCAGGGCAGGCCGGGAGTCGAGTTGGTGAACACCGTCATTCCGGTCAACTCGACTCCCTTCTACCCTTGCGTAGGGACTCCGTGATGATCTCAGACTAGCCGGGGATCAAGCTGGAGAGCGTGGTGCAGCCACATGCGGAGGTAGGTGGCGCCAGCCGGGACAGGAACATCCGGTGATGCTGGGTACTCAGGATCGGTGTCAGTAGCGGGATCGGCGTATTCAGGTTGCCGGCCGCATCTGACAGGTCGACGTTGTACGGTCCCGTGCCCCAGAGAGAGTTGGAGCGGGTACGCGCGTTGACCGTGAAGCTCGCGGCACCGTTCTCGTAGGTGAGGTCACCAACCGTGCCCTCGATAACCCACGGGAACAGGACGTAGCCATAGTCCACGCCACCAGTACACGGGGCGCCACCACTGAGGCCGGTGACTCGGGTCCAGCCTTCCAGGGCGAAGGACGCAAGCTGAGAGGTGTTCTCCTGGGTACTCCAACCGGTAGCCCGGGGGGAGGCAGCGTTGTCCAGTACCAGGGGCTCAGCCGTCATGATGTTGACGAGTTCCGGGTCCACGTTACACAAGGTGATGACCAGGTTGATCCACTTCAGGATCGGTGGGTTGGTCTCCTTGACGCAGAAGACGCCATCACCGTTCTTGACGAAGAACTCCTGACGCGCCTCGTACTCCTTCGTCATGGCGATGGAGATGATGCCGTCAGAGACCACAGTGGAACAGCCGGTGACTGGCTGGCCACAGTTGACATCGATCTTGGTCGCCCGGATCCGAGGAATCTTGAACGGGGTATAGCAAACAGAGGTCATTTCTTACTCCGCTTCTTCGGCTCTATAGGCGACGAAGACTCGAATTCCAGCTCCAGATACCGGCGGTACCGGGCGTCCAGGTAGTCAGGAATGACCAGAGCTATCGGCCCGTGGTCCATCGTGGTACCTACGTGGTACTGAGAATCGGCCAAGTCGATGAGCGCCCGAACCATGTTCGGAAGCTCATCGGCTGTTGGCTTCAAGGTGATCATGTAGTGGTGCAATCCCTCGTCACAGCGACCGAGAACTTGCCGCACTCGATGCCCATGGCGTGGACCTGCTCAGCCACCAGCGTCAGTACGTTCGTTGCTGTGTTGAAGCCACCATCAAGCGGTGGTACGAAGATCTCCGGGTCCTGCCAGATGACCGTGCGGCCGGTGGCGTACATGTACTCCACGGTGGTGCTGACAGCTTCACCATTGGGGCCGGTGCCGTCATATCCATGACCGAAGACGATCTTGGTACCGGTCGGGGTCTTCCATCCGCGCCCATCGGGGACCAACAGACGCTTCGCGGCCAAGAACGGCATCATGTACGGACGGGCGTGGATGATGCCACCGAAGATGTTGGCGTCCGCCAAACCTTGCTCCAGCAAGGCGACAGCAACCAACGGACACGAGGCCGCAGTCAGTGGCGTGGCTCCACGGAGTAGTCCCGTGAGTCCTGGTAGCCCTGGAGCGTTGCCACCTTGCCAGAAGGCCCGTTCCACACCTTCCTGCATGAACAGTTGGGCACGAGTCAGGGTTCGTTGACGAGCTTCCTCGTAGTCGATGCCCACAATGGAGCACTGGTACGAGGTGAGTACAGCGAACGGGAAGCCGGACACTGGCGCCGGTAGCGTCTGGAACGTCTTCGAACCAGAAACCGCTGGGCAGTTCATGCCCCACAGGTACACATCCCCGCAAGCATCGGGGATGTACTGGACGCCACCACCAACAGCGTTGGGGCTCGGGAACGGCAGCGGTCCAATGGCAGCATCGAACAGCCCCGGGGGGCGTACCGGTGGCGGTGGGGGATCCGCATAATACAGAGCGTTGAATACGGCCATTTAGCTCATCCGCTCGATATTGAGGATGCCCCACCATGGAATGAACCTAATCGCATTAGAGGCACCCTGTGGAATGGACAAGCCCTGTGGGAGGAACTCGACTCCTTCAGTGGTGCCTTCGTAGTTAACGCCACCATTGTCACGGACTTTGACGGTGGTAGCTCCAGCCCACCACGAGGGGTACGCGACAGTGTTGATCTGTGTAATTTCTACGCTGCTCATGACTTCCTCCTTCTAGTGAGCTGGTAGTACTTGGGGGCCAGTTGCCTGGCCCCCAAGACTCACTAGCAGGAAACGATCCGCTGGAGACCCGTCGAACCGTTCGGGCAAACGTTGACGGTGTATACCCGACTCAGCGGGCACATCCGCACCATCTTCCAACCAGTTTCCGTGAACAGGTGAGTCACCTGGTTCGTGGCTAGCTTGGTGGAGTCGTAGACGCTGTTCAGGGTGATGACGTCGTTAACGGCGCGCACCCACGTACCCGCTGGGTAGATCAGGAACTGCAGCGACTGTGGAAGCTCGGTCAGTGGGAATGCAGAACCAGCCGAGCCCGACACCGAGCCACCCGAGAAGGCGTCCTGCCAGTCGTACACGTACTGGGCACGGACACCACGCGCAGTCATGGCCGCACTGATCTCCGAGTCAGCCAGCGTGATCGTGTTGGCGTAGTCGCCACCGTTACGGCGGACCCAGTCCGCACGCATCTGGGCGAGGATCCAGAACGGTAGCACCACTTCCAGAGTGCTGGAGCGCTGCAGGCGCAGACGGTACTTGATGTCAACCGCTGCCATTTCTAGCGCCGACAGCACCTGAGATACGACCGAAAGGTCAGTGACCCACGGCGCGAAGCCGGTCAGGGTAACCGCCACCGAGTCAGCCACCATGGCCGCGATCTGCTCACGGTTCACCTGGTGCGCGGACGCCGCCATGGCGCCACGGGCGAAGGTGGCCGTGAACTCCGGGTAGCCCCGGATGGAGAGGATGTTGCCGGTGAGGCAGATACCGGTGACACCGAGCCGGTCATCCACGAACGGCGGGCACGGGATTTCCAGGCAGGTCTTCGTAGTGCCGGCGGCAACCTGTGCCTCAGTGAGGTTGAAGAAGCCAGTACCGGCGCCGAAGATGTAGCTGAAGTCGATGCCCTGGTTGTGGCGGATACCGCCACGGCGAGCCTGAACTTCAGGCGCATCCAGCAGACCGTCCGTGGTGATCTGGAGACAGATGTCGTAGTCGGTTTCCGACGGTGCACACCAGCCAGCAGCGGCAACCAGGGAGTCACGTCCTGGGTCGGTGGCTGCGAGTTCCTTGCGACGTAGCTCGGACGACGCGATCAGCGATCCACCTGGGAGGCGCTTCTCGTTGGCGACTGCCATGATCTTGGCGTAGTCGTTGTCGTCCATGTTGACGCAGTACTCGTCCGGGTAGTCACGGACCATCTTCGCGACCGGGTAGTGGATCGGACCAGTACCGACCGGACCAGACGCGCCACCGTGGCCAGCACTCCGGGCGATGAACGCCTTCGCCACATCGAGCATGGAGTCGAACTTGTGGCCGGCTTCGTAGTCCGGTACACCAGCGGCGGCGATCAGGGTTGCATATCCCTGACGGTTGGCTGGGATAACCGTGGTGCCGTCCTTGTTGATGATGTCGGCGACGGTCACCTTAATGACCTTGTCGTCTTCGTTGATGGTTGCGGTCGCCGTAGCAGACGCGGTCACCGGCTCTGGCTCAGCCTCAACCTCTGGCTCCGGGTCAGGCTCGTTGAGCGCTGCGAAACGGTCAGCGCGCTCGGTACGTCCCTGAATCTCAGCAGCTACGTCGTACTTGTAGAACTGCTTCAGAGCGGCCAGCTCATCTAGCTGGTCATCCGTGATGGAGGTCGCGTCGACCGTGCTCATCATGGAGGTGTATTCAGTCTCTGCCTCTACCCGCTTCGCCTCCAGGGCGGTGAGCGTGAAGACAGTCAGGTCTTCGGGGATTTCAAAAAGCATTGTGGGCCTCTCAACGGAAGAGTTGTCTCCCGGTGCAGGCCCACAGCTACAGCCACCGATCTAAGGGGATGGTAACACCTACACCCTGGAATACGTCGTTCCTAGCGGACCCAGGGTCTGCTCTACACGGGCGGCGTGTTCCCCAACCACCACCTTCTTGTTCCCGTCTGGGTACTTCACCTCAAACTGAGGCTCGGCTACTACTTCCGTTGCGCCGTTACATCCGCATCCCATGGTTATCCCTCCTTCTTAGGGATCAGAGTAGAACGCCGGTCCTTGTCCCGGAAGATGGCCTGCATTTCCTTGACCGCTTCCTGGATGACACGGTCCAGTTGGAACTTGCCTTCGTTGCTCTCGTGCCGGCCGTTGTACAAGCGCTGGATTTCGTCAATCATCCTGGAGCCACCGATTTCACCTGCGTGGAACCGCTTCATGATGTCTTCCAGGCGAGTCATTTCGCTGCTTCCTGGCACACCGCGACGGTCGGTGCGTGCCAGTGGGATGCCTTCCAGTTCCTTGGCCAGTTTCGCCATGGGTGCTGGTGTCCCTGCCGGGATTACGGCAGTGCGCTTGGGCGTATCCATGCCCGAAATGGCACGTCCCAGCTCAGTCTTGGCATTGCCTTCAGGTAGCCGAGTATGGAGCGCCTTCAGCTTGTCGATCATCTCCTGCTGGGTCGTTCTCCCAGTCACTGTGTCCGTGGCCATGCGACCGACCACGTTCATGAGGGAGTCGTCCCCGACAGCCAGTTTGCGATCCTGGCCCATACGACTCAGAGCCTGACCGATTTCACCGTCACCGTGGAAGTTGACCTCCCCCCCAATGGTGCCCCATTGGTTCCGGATTTCCGGTTTGTCGGAGTACACACCAGCCTGGACCTTGTCACTGGGGACCTTGGTCGGTGCAGCCTTCGAAGCCTTGGCAGGAACCTTCTTCGCTACTTCCTGCTTCACGTCCACCTTGGCGGCCACGCTGGGGGCAGCCTTCTTCGCCACCTTCTTGACTGGTGCCGCCTGTGCCTCGTTCTGCTGGTCCATGATGGCCTTGATGCGGTCACCGCGCGCCACGCTGGTACGTCTGATGCCGCGTTCGCTCTCGATGTCCACCAGGTCGCCGAGGGTCATGTCCTGAAGCTCGGCCTCGGTGTACTTCCGACTACCAGTGGGGGCGCTGGGAGCTGACAGCTTCCGTACCGACTTCTTCGCTGGTACAGCAGCTTTGACTGGTTCAGGAGTAGGAGTCGCCTTCACCGGTTCCGGGGTCGGTGCAGACTTAGCCGCCCGTGCCAGAGTCTTCTTCACGGGAGGAGCCTCCGTACGCCGTGCCAATTCACTGGCAACGGTGGCCTTCTGACTGTCACCGAAAGCAGGGCTCTCGGTGATCTTCTTCAATTCATCGTTAGTGAGTACAGATAGGTTGCCCTGTGCTGTCTTGGACACCTTCTTGACTGGCGGGGCAGCCTTCACTTCCTGCGCTACCTCAGCCTTGACTGCTGGCGTTGCCTTCTTCGCCGGGGTGCGCCTGGTGGCCTTCAGCTTGTCGGCTAGCGCCTTCCAGCGTTGCGTCTGAGCCCGGATAGCGGTGTGTTCGTCTTCCAGCTGCTTGAGTTCAGCCTCCAGGCTGGCTCGTTCCTCTGGAGTGGCCGTCGGTCCCCAGTCACGTAGACGTTGCTTGGCTCCATCCAGCGGAATGGTGTGGGTAGCGCCTCGGTATCCAGGCCCACCAGGGCCATTGGTCCAGTTCTCTAGCCAGCGACCGATGGCGGCAGGAGTGGCGTTGGCGGGTAGGCCACCAACCTTCTCTCCATCGAGTGCTTGCTGGATGGTGTCGAGCATCTTCTTGTCACTGGTGAGCGCGTTCTCCTTGTCGATGAAGCTGTGCTCTGCGGGGAGCAGGGTACGTACATCGATCTTTGCCGGTGGTGCCTTCGGTGCAGCCTTCTTCGCCACCCTGGTCGGTGGGACTCCTTCTGGCAGTGTCCCGGCCTTGTCCCGGCGGATCATCTCCCGAGCCAGTTCGGTGATGACTTCGTCCCGGGTGGTGGCGCCCTGAGGGAGCTTGATCCCGAGATCCTTGGCTGACTGCTTCAGATCGTCAGCGGTGAGCTTGCCGAGTTCTGGAGAGGTGACACGGATGATTTGCTGCTTACTCGCCAGCTCGGGCGAGGAAGCGGAGCCACCCTCCATGGTGCCGAGTACGCTGCGAGCCCACTCACTCCGAGCCAGCTCGTCGGTGATGTGCCTACCGAGTAGCTCCTTGTTGGCCTGCGTCTGGTTGGGCTCGTTGATGCCCTTGCGGTAACCCTCCAGGTTGGCGTCCGCGCGGGAGATGGACTCGCGTAGACGTGTCTTCGCCTTGTCCGTGTCCCCGTTGATGAGGTGCCCTCTGACCGCGTCGTAGTCGGCCTTGGACTCGGTTCCACTCTTGGGCTTCTTGAGGCCGGCGTCAGACAGGATCCGGTCGATGTCGTGGCCGGACTTCTTGACCCGCACCTTCTCCTGGTGCACGCGCTCGGCAACATCCAGGAGATGCTTGCGGTCAGCCTCTGGCATGTCTGCTAGGAGTTGATCACGGTACTCAGGCTTGACTCTGGACAGAATCTGAGCAGCTACCCGGTCCTCCACGCTGATGCTGGAGGGACCCGAGGTTGCTTCTACTTCAGCACGGACCTCCTTAGCCATCTTTTCGATGGCTTGTGCATTCTGACCCCCGCCCAGATCCTTGGCGATCTGGTCGTAGGGATCAGCGGTGGGTCCGGCCTTCATCTCAGCCAGAACCTCTTTGGCACGCTGCTGGAGTCGAGCACGTTCGGCGGTGTCTACGCCACGGATCTTCGGAGCCTCAGGTGCAGTAGGAGCTTCAGGTGCTGCAGCCTTGACTGCCTTCTTCCGTGGCGCAGGCGTGGACAAGTGGTCCGCCAGACGGTTCAGGTACCCCTTCCATTCGTCACTGCCACTGCTGTTGTCAGCTACGTCGCGCAGGCGCGCTGCTGCCTTTGGGCGAGACAGTTTCTTGGACGCCACGCCACCGGCGATGAGGTGTAGTCCAGTCTCTTCTACCGGGTTCAGGCTGGCCGGCGGTGCACCAATGGCGTCATCCCATTGTGTCTTGACGCCGTTGGCCGCATCGTCCCACGCCTTCTGTTCGGCCGCTTTCTTGTCATCGAGACCGCTGGCGAGACGCGCAGCATCAGTGTTGGCTGGCATCGTCGGCACTGCGCCTCGATTAGCGGCCAGCTTCTTAGCGTTGGCGCGGTCCTGGGCGCGCTCTTCAGGCGTGAGTCTGGTGCCAGCGGTAGCTGCCTTCTTGGCCGCCTTCTTCAGGACTGCCGGGACCTCTGGAGTATCAGCGATCTTCGTCAATGTCTTGGCGGCAGGAGTCTCGGGTACCGCTGCCTTCTTCGCTGCAGGCTTACCCAGTGCCTTGTTGATCGCCTGAGTGACCGCATCGTCGTGGCTCAGGCCGGTGGCGCGGAGACGGTTGTACTCCTTCTTCTCCGGGGCAGCGAGCTGTCCGTACTCCTCCTTCTGGGCAGCGGACAGTGGGGTCTTCTGCTCCTTCGGCGCAGCAGCCTTTACGGCAGCCTTCGCCACCTTCTTGACCGGCGGTGCTTCAGGCGCTGCCCCCGGTACGCCTTCCTTCTTGCGCTGTACCGAAGGTGTGGCCTTCCAGTGTGCTGCCAGCTCCTTAGCCAGGGCGGCCTTCAGCTTGAGCTTCTTGTCCTCGCCACGAGTGTCGATGCCCCACTTCTCGGCCACCGCTCGCATGTCCCCAACGGACAGTCCATTGAGGCCGGTGAGGATGTTCTTGTCTGTGCGGCCAGCAAGTGCTGCCTCGGCAGCGTCCACATTGGGCGGTGCCTTGGGAGCTGCCTTCTTCAGCGGTACCCGCTTGGCTGGCTTCGAGGTGTCAGCCTCGATCGTGTCAGCAACCCGGCGCAGGTAGAGAGCCTCAGGAGTGGTGTCACTGCCAGCGTGGTCCCGCAGTCGGGTAGCAGCCTTGGCTCTGGTGGTGCGACCGTTACGGAGTAGGTCAGCGGTCTCATCCAGAAGGATGTTGCCGGCAGTGTCGTTCTTCGTCATGCTCGGAGGCTCGTTGCCGATCGCGTCAGCCCACCGGGTGCGCTGTTCTGCGTTGAGCTTGTTGTCCTCGACGTCCTTTGTGGCCTGATCAGCCATGGCCTTGGCGCGGGTCTGAGGCGTCCCATCCTTGCGAGGTGGTGCAACCTTCGCCATGGGGCCAGGACGGGCTGCCTCGGCTGCTGTCTTCTTCGCCCCCGGGATCTTGTCACTGCCACCAGGAGGACGGATCTGCGCCTTCCGGGCGGCAGCTCCCGCCTTTGCCTGCAGCTCGTTCTGGACGTCAGCCTTTGCCTGACGCTGCTTCGGTTCCCCCAGGTTGAAGTGGGAGCGGATCAGGTCAGCGAGCTTCTCCTGCTTACTGATGTCATCGGCCAGGGTGGAGTCACCACGACCGACCTCCGTGTCCTGGAGCTTCTTGTTCGTGGCAATGTCCGCTTCGATCTCGCGGAGCATGTCGGCGGGCTGCTGCTTACCGGACGTGATGCCGGTGTACGCGCTGTTCCATTCCCGGCGGCGTGGACCAGAGGATGGAGACTCCAGGTTCGCCGCACCTGCTGCGTCCCGGAAGCTGGTGGCCGGCTCCCCGGTGACCACGGAGGTGGCGCCGTTGGGCGGCTCCACGGCAGTCGGTGGCGCAGGAGTAGGGACCGCTGGAGCGTTGGCCTCTGGTACGTTCGCAGCCTGGGGCGTTGGTACTGGCGCACTCGGCGCGGCGGGGGCAGCCGGTGTTCCTGCAGGCGCTGGAGTTGGTGCTGCCGGTGCTGGCGTAGGTCCCGCCGCTGGCTGAGCCGGTGTAGCGGCGGGACGTCCCAGGACTGCGGCACGTCGGGCAGCTCGGACCTGCTCAGGAGTCTGACCCTCTGGTGGCGTCCCAGCTGCTTCGCCCGGAAGGGCGCCAAGGGGCTGGCTACCCATCTCCCGCTTGGTGGCAGCGTCTTCCAGAGCCTTGACTGCTGCCTCACGGTTGCCGGGAACGCCGGCACCCTGATGTCCTACGCCCGTGGTTTCTGGAGTAGCTCCAGGAGTCTTAGGAGTGGCCACCGCCCACATGAAGTAGCCACCGCGACCATCAGGCTTGACCTTGGTGACGGTCAACTCTTGGTCCCGGTCAAAGAACATGCCCCGGTCGGTGCCACTGCGGGCAGGGACAGCCATCTTGGTGCCCTTGGGGGTGGCAATGGACATGGTGATCAGCCCCTGCCCACCACCCAGCGGGGTACCGATGTTGACCGCACCATAGCCACGGTCGGCGACAACGTTGCCGGTCATCTCTTCCAGCTCGGGCAAACGCTCAGGAGTCAGGCCGAAAGCGTCAGGACCCACAGTTCTGGAAACAATGATGTCGTCGGGGATGGGCTGCATTTCAGCGTCCATCATGTCGACGAACTTCTTCGTGGACGGTTCGTCTACATGACCGTCACGGAGGTCTTCGTTGGCGTTGTCGTAGTCAGCTTGGAGGCGGGCAAATCCTTTGCCACCACCGAAGCGGCCAGGCTTCTTGTTGCCGAGATTGAAGTTGTACTGCGCTGCCTGCTGGTCAGACTGGAACGTGCGCGGCCGGAAGTTCTGCGTGATCTTGAGGACAGCATTCAGTACAGATTCAGACATTTTCCACTTAGTACGGAAACGTCCATGACTGTCACGCGGGTGCATAAGCTCCTGCGCGGTGCCCCAGCTATCGCCAATCCCGGCCATGTTGCCTATCCAGTCGTCGGAGGTAGAGTCGCTGGCACGGGTGCCGCTGCCGGCTGGAGGGGTTCAGCTGGCGCCGCCCCAGGGGGGGTCGGGGCTTTGGTCCCCGCCGTTGCAGCCTCGGCTCCCCCGGACTGCTTCACGATCGAGAATCGAGCGTTCATTTGCATAGCCAACAAGGACTGGTCCTCGCTCGCTCCCTCAGCTACTGGACCAGCGGCCGGGTCTACTGGCGCCGCTGGAGCCGCAGCAGCGTCGGGTGCGGCACCGGGAACGGGCGCAACAGCCGGGGCTACTGCTGGTACGGGTGCCACGGGTGGCTGCGCTACCGGGTTAGTCATCAGAGTCCTCCTGGAGTTGAGCCAGGCGCTCGGCTCGATCTTCCTGAGCCTGCATCTCCCTGAGCTTTGCTAGGACGCCGTACGCCAATGCGTCCATATCCACGAGCGGAGTGTCCGGCTGGATGCCAAAGTTCGGAAGTTCATAACCGGTCGGAACGATGTCGTCGTCCGGGTACACGACCCCGGCCGCCACGAGGCTGAACTGTTCCTCGCCATCCATCGCATAGACCGGGAACGCCGGTACGTTAACCGCGAGGGCAGCCGTAAGTTCCAAGTGCCCGTCGACACCACGCCAGTCACCGGAGATAGGGGATCGACGAAGCTTGGCCACCTTTCGGGGGGTGGCATCGGGGACGATGGAGCCAGCAACCCAGATACCGTAGTCATCCTCCCCTGCACGCACAACAGCCACTTCATCGCCGGTGTCGTCGTAATGAATAGCTGCCGCTGCGTATCCCAGGCGAACGTCAGCGTGCCTCGTGTCCTGGACAATCTTCCCCACCTTCACCGTGTCACCCTCAGCCGTCAGGACTGAGCCTAGGTGGAAGGGGGCATACTCCTTGAACGACTTCGGGGCCAGGACACACGAGCGGTTGGAGACGTCACGGTGGCACTCATTCCACGCGGCGAGGTGGCCGTACACCTGGCCAGCTGCGGTGATTGTGAGTGGTGTCTTAGCGTCCAGGCCGGGATCGTCGAACCAGGCACGTGGCGGGGACAGAGGGAAGTAGGTCTCATCCGCGCTGTACTCCATGCTCATGGTGGGGTTCTCCCCATCTCCATCCGAGGCCTGTACGCCGAACTTCTTCAGAGCCTTCTGGATCTTGGCCTTGATGACGGATAGTTGCTCTGGCATATATTCACCAGCATTCTTTGGCACATTGATGTACGCCCATGCAGCCTTGGCGTGCTCCACAGTGTCAATCGGGTAGCGCTTCTTGTTGTCCCGGTAGCCGGGGTCCGCGTACTTCACGTCCCCATAAGGCTCCTCTTTAGCCATGGCAAACTGCTGCCCTTCATTCTCTGGACGGTCCCACGGTGCACGCAGGCTCGAATCGTTGTACTCAGCGGCCATCACCTTGTAGATGTCCGTGATGACGTTTCGGATCTTGTTCTTGTCCGCTTCGGACACAGAAGGTAGACCGCCGTGGGCGCCAGAGATCAGGGCTGCAGCGGCGTAGATGGCGTGGAACACCATCGTCAGCTCGCCGTTGAGAACGTCGCCTAGCGGCATCCGGTACGAGGTGGTCTGCGTTTCCGGGAGAGTGGGATCCCGCCAGAGGAACGCTCGGTGGAGCTTAGCGACGTCAGCACCCTCGGGTGTGGTGTTAGCCCAGGCTGCGATCCTTTTGACCGCGTCGTCATTATCAAAGGGGATATCACGAGGTGCCAGGGCGAGCCCTTCCCAGCCGGCCGGGTTGATCGCGTAAACGACACCCTCCGTACCCAGATCCGCACTGTGCCCGCACCCGCAGTCGCCACTGTTACTGATGGCTTCGGGGTCTCCGACGGTGATGGACATGTCTTCATCGGCGTCATCCCAATCGTCGTGGCCCATGGATTTGAGCTGCATCCCGTCAAAGGCTGCAGTGGACACGAGTGTCACACCACCGACGACGTACTGCGAGGTGTACTCCCCGCCGTTGGCCGGGTTGACGGAGACAACGACCTTGCCACCGGGGTCCACGCTGGCGCCCACCAGGCCCTGGTCCACCATGTACTGGGCAACCTTGGCCTCGGGCACCATGGCCTCATCGAGCCAGTCGCCCCAGCCCCACAGATACTCCTCACCCTTGTGGTCAGGGCCAGCTGTCAGCCCCATGATGCGGCCAACCGTCACCGCGCCCTCGTGGCCGGGAGCGTCCGCCTTCCGCCACTTCAACGGCAGCGGCAATGTCCGATGAGAGAAGGCTCCCGGTTCGAACACCCTCATGCGTCGGGGCTCCGCAGTAGGAACACCGATCGGGGCGAGTGGTCCCATCCATAGGCGCGAACCTAGGGTCTCCTGTTTGGCTAAAAGCCCAGAAGCGGCCGTGAGACTGAAGTCGTCGTCGGGTTCGGCGTACACGGAATGCTCGGCGGAACCATGTCCGGGGGGACCACCAGTGGCCTTGGTGTGGAGGATGTTGCATAGCCCCTCCGGGTTCTTGGGGAAGTACTTCGTCAGGGCGCGGACGCAGCGCTTGAAGTCGCCGGGGATGTTCCAGCGGATCTTGAGCGCACCCTTCCCTGCCAACCAGTAGCGCTGAAGTGCGGCCGGCATACCGCGAGCCGGGTTCGGATCCACCATCACCGGCCTCCTTCATCAACGATCACTAGGTCGCACCTACAGTTGATCACTTCTTCCGCTGGCCCCATAGGGTCGCCCGGAAACAGCATCGGCCACCCGCCCACATTGAAGGGCTGATACAGCGGCAGGGTGACGTTGTCTATGGCTCGGTGGCTGGCCCGGACTCTGTCGTCGTGCTCCGTTCGCCAACGCTTTTGTAGTACTCGGCCAGTGACGCGAGACTGCTCCAGGCCTGCCGCAGTAGTTCCTGCTCCATAGGCTCGGGTGACCTCGGTAATAGCGATGACCCGGGCTCGATTAGCCCACCGCTCAGATCCAGTTGTCGCAAGAGCGTCATCAACCCTCGCCGCAATGGCAGATACGGACTCTCCACTGTTGACTCCGTCGTTTATCTCCGCGAAGACAAGGTTGTAGACCTCGTCCGGGATACGGACCAGAAAGTTCTGCGTCTGTGCGAGTTGTGCGACGACGAACGCATGACGCGACACCGGCGGTACGTCCGTTGCCTCACTCCACGCTCCCAGAGCTATCTGACCCATGACGGTCAGGATCGTGTCGTACTGCCATTGGTCCTGGGCCTGGTAGATGCCGCTAGGATCAGGCATCCCTTTCCAGGATCGAAAGGGAGCCATAACCTTGTCTCGGGCAGCGTTGATGAAGCGGTCCAGTGCGGCCTTGACTACACCGAACAGCTTGTTCTCATCGCTGTCACGATTCGCCATTGAGGAAACCTTGCCGAGAGAGCATCTCCCAGAGCAGTCCAGCTTCGTGTGGACGCTCAGCTTCCAGCAGTGTCGAGCAGTAGCGGTGAAGCGTCACCGCAAGCTCAGGATCTTGAAGTTGCGGCATCTCCAGGAACTCCGCGAGCGCGGGCATCTGGTCCCAGGCTCCCGTGAGTAGCTTTGAAGCACCCCCAGGGTGAACCTTCACTCTGGTATGCAACGAATAGGCGGGGGTGTCCTGCATTGTCCGGTGATGATTCCCGACAAGTCGTTTACCTGCGACTTCTAACGCTCGGAGTACCGCCATATTGGCGACAGCGAAGACGGCTTGCGTTCCCGCAACGGCGGTGGTCGCGGAAGCAGTTATCCCAGGTGGCTGACTGGAGTTGGGCGCAGTGGGGCCACCAGGTGTCGAAATCGCTGAGGAGTCCTGAGGCATAGGTGCTGGCCCGGTGGGCTGGATGCCAGTAGGAGGAGCAGGAGGCGGGGGAGGACCCGCCCCCTGCTGACCGGGTGCAACGGGGGTAACGACAGTGTTCGGGGGAAGAATGTCGTCTGTGTACCCGGCGATCTTGCGCACCGCTGGAATCTGGAACAGCGTGGGGTCGCGCTCCATCAGCGTACGAGTGAACTTCTTCAGATCCTCGTCAACACTCGGCTTGTCCGTCAAGGCGAAGTCACCAGCGAGGATGACGGCTTCGTCGGAGATGATCCCCTTTTCGTTCAGATTGAGGGCATCCTTCAAGCGCTCCGGGCGCACCGTCAAGGGGGCAGTATCGAACCAGAAGACGAACCGGTCCGGGTCTTCCTTGATCGTCTTCAGTGCTGGTTCAAGGTAGGCACTCGTCAGCGCATCACAGATGCGCGTCATGAGAGGTTCAATGTGGATCTTAATATTCGCTTCTTCGACGTGCCAGGCGGACCAGTGGTTAGCATCGCCAGTGCCGGTAAGGATCTCGGGTGCTATGTCCATAGCCAGAGCGAACCGACGGATAGCTTCCGCGCGGAGATCGAGAGCTTGTTTGCTGAGTTCCGAGCCAAAGGTAACCATCTCGATCTTGCCGAGGGCGTCCATTGGTACCTCAACAAACATGGGTACTACCCCAGCCGCTGTTCCTTCGCCCTTGAGCGATCGACTGCCTGCTTTCATCATCGCCTGGGTGAGACCTTCAGCCCCAGGGACAGTGACGTCGTCGCTATCGTCGGGGAAGCTGGCTTCCTTGGGGATCGGGACCATGCCGGCTGAGATGAGCCGGGAGTCGATCTGGGCGAAGACGTAGCGAGTTAGTCGTTCAATCTCCCACAACATGGGCATGGCTGCCCGGGTAGGAGAGTCGGCCCAGAGACTACGGCGGGGATGAGGTGTCCAGACCCGGATGACGATGTCACGATCCAAGTCGAGGGACTCTTTAGTTCCATCGGGATAGAGCTGCTGAACGTTACCGTTCCAGCGCTTGAGTTCAGAACAGCTGACGATGTACCACTCATCCGCTTCGTTGTCCCGAACAGCCCCGCGACCCACGATGTAGCAATCGCCAGCGATTGTGAGGTTGATGCCCAGCATTCGGAGAGCTTCTGACTGAGCAGCCGGGGAACCGAACATGTTCTCCGCAATAGCAGCGACCTTCGGCTTCTTGGTCTCTTGCTGTACTCGCCCATTCTTGTCCACCTCCGCTACGTAGATGCGCACCCTGGAGCAGGCTGAGCCGATCCAGTTAGCCGCAAAACGCAGCTCGCCGATGATGTCGTACAGACGCCAGACTTCTTGTTGCCAGGAGTCGTCCCCGAAGCGATAAGTCCGCCATCCCTGCCCGTCAACGTTCCTGATGCGGGCCGCGCTGGCGATCAGCGACTTCATCTCCGACTCGTGAGCTTCCGGTTCCGGTTCGGCATCTAGGGCCTTGGGCCGGCGGAATGCTGCCATGAACTACTCCCTGTCTGCCATACGGAGTGCGATGGCTGCCGCCATGGACCCGGCAGGGATTGATAGAGCGGCAAGTACCCACTGATTGTGCCAGAAAACGGACACAGGTAGGAGGATCGAAAACCACATCGACATACACCAGGGGGCGCAGTGGATCAATCGGGTGACCAGACTGGTGGGTCCGAAACGTTTGACGACTGCCTTCCTGAACCACGTGGTTATCTCATCCTCCGCGATCAGACGCGCGAGGCGGGCCGCTGCGAGGGCAGCGACAACCATGGTCAGGACTAGCACGCTTACTACTCTAATGGGATCAAGAGCACAAGGGGTAGATGGCTGATCAGATGGTTCATTATGGACAGAGTACTAGGGAGGGGTAGGGTGACAGAGACAACGCAGCGCATATCACATCGACGTACCTGCTCTTCTCTCGTCAGCTCTTGCCTCACCGACAGGCCTCAACGCGCCTACTCCGCTCACCATCCGACTAATCACCTCGATTCTGAGTCACACCGATCCCGACGAGCCACCACATATCTACTCAACTCAACCTCGACTACGCTGCACAGCCCATGTCATGTCACATCACGTCCGACATCCCAACACATGTCCGTCCGATCCTCATCGACTCGTCACGTCGTACTCGCACCTGTTCCGCGCCGACTGCTCAGCAACTTGTCTTACCGACCCTCGTCCCTCTCCGACATGCCACGACACGTCAGCACTAAACAGGCCATGTCCCGTCCGACTTACCAATGCGGCTGAAGTTGGGACAGATCGTAAAAGTCCTGAGAAAGGCTCCACTCGTGCTGGGAGGGCTGCGCAACTCGCATGACGCGCCGCTCTCCCCGCATGAGGTGAAGGGCGCCATGTACCAGGGCGTCCATCCGGTCCGGTGATTCCCTTGTGGACTCAGGATCGAAGATCACCATTTCAGATTCGAGTTCCTCGAACTCGCCCACCATATGCAGCCGCTTCTGTTCACAGCGCATGGCTACTGGTTCAGCTCTTGTACGTTTGCCATGTTTCGCGTGCACCGGATACATAGAAGGAGAGCTATGCTCAGGGAAGAGACCCAGCGCGATCGACTCTTTGAAGGCGTCCTGGAGTACTTCCGCGAGGTACCTTTTGCCGAGGTTCTCTTCGTACACAAGCGTGTCGGCGTCCCACTTTGCCATGGCACGCCACGCTGCGAGAGCTGCTGTTCGACCACTCTGTTCCACGCTGGCATCTTCGAGCACATACAAGTCGTTGTTCACGGTCCGCGCGACGACAACAATGCCGAACAGGTCATCCTCACCAGTGAGGTTCGGGTCTACCCCGACCACAGTGGATACGATGTCGTCCGGTACTTCACTGACCCGGCCGTTGACAATGTCCATCCGCTTGAACAGGCCGCCGCCACCCAGCTCCAGTAGCTTCCCGTACAACTCCTGCTGTCCGAGCGCGGAGTCCGCGTACCTGTTCTTCAGCTCCCGCAACACGTGCTGGGACAGGTTGGTGGAGTTGTCGAACGTGGACCCCCCCATGATGTGGATAGTCCCATCGTCCCGCTTCACCCACTCTTGCAACAGTTTGATGGGCTTCGGGGTGGTGGTGGCGAAGCAGCGAGGATGATCACCTACCAGGTCGGTACGCAAGGAAGGCAGGATCCCCTCATACCAGCTTTCATACGACTTAGGCCACTTGCAGATCTCATCCACCCAGGCACCGGCGGCGTTGTACCCCCGGCCCACGTCCTCATCATCCGCACCCTCCGCATAGATCCGGGACCCATCTGGGAAGAGCACCATCGGACGCGGGGACTGCTTGTACCTGAAGTCCACGCCGCGCCGGGTCAGGACGCGCAGGAGTCCTGCTGGTCCTTCCATGCAAATGGTGCGAGTGTCAGCAAGCGTCTCGCCGATCAGCAACCATTCGGTGGGTTGCCCGTTTCGGTCAAATGGGTGCTGGAGCACTTTCTCCACGAGCCACTCTGCCCCTGCTCTGCTCTTCCCCCAGCCTCGGCCAGCCAGTGCCAGTGCAACCAGCCAGTCTCCTGGTGGGGGCACCTGCTCTGGACGGGCGGTCCACCACCATTCCCCTCGGTTGATCTCCTCCAGCAGGTGTACCGGGAGTGAGGCGAGCCAGCTGTCCCGCTCATGTACGGGGAGCTTGGCTACCCGTTGTGCGAGAGATAGACCCATGTGCCCACTTTAGACATGTTCGCTGTCAGTGAACATATTCAGGTTGCAACCCCCAGGGGAGGGGGGCTATGGTTGGGCCAGTGACAGGATCCCGCAAGGGTGGAGTCATTCCACTGTGTCCCAGCCCATCGAGCAATCGATGTCGATGGCCCAAGTAAGGGAATGGTGTTCCCTTACTATCCTGTCACCCAAACTTTGGAGGAAAACAGCCGAAATGTGTATGAGTCCGCACGAGATGAGCACCACCCGCCTGGAAGAGGATCTCGCCCGAATGCGTGAACTCGCCCTACAGGATCCAGAAGAGGACTGGTGGACGTGGCGCGTTGAACAGTTCGAACTGATCCTCAAGGAACGAGCCGAGGCTGGTACCTACTAAATCGTGACGAAGCAACACTGACCGGGAAGAAGTCGACTGAGTGTTAGTCAGTCGGTCGATGACGTAACCGGGACAGGCGGGTTAGGGGAAGTGATGCCCTGTTCGTCAAAAAACATCCCCACCCGGACCCGTAGCTCAGCTGGCAGAGCAGTGGCCTCTTAAGCCAACGGTCGTAGGTTCAAGTCCTACTGGGTCCACGACGGCAGGGAAGTACACCAACTATCTAGCGCCTCTCGTGTGACGCGGTCTGTGCTACGTAGTTCAAGCAATTGAGCGTCTTGAGCTTCCCTGCCATCACCTACAGCCATCAACTTAAGGAATCACTGTGACCGAGCTACATCAGGTTCTCGCCATCGAGAAGGGCACCAAGACTCGTGCCTACCGGGCGTTGACCGACGCGCACCACCTACTTCAGAACACCAGCAAGCTGTCCGGCGTCTCGCGTACCTATCGGGCGAAGGACGAAGACGGCGACCGCCTGCCGTCGGAGAGCACCCGTCTCCAGGTCCGCACCGAGGACGTCCTGTCCTCTGTCCGGGCAGGGCTGACGGAGCTGTTTGACGTCACCCTGACCAAGGACGTTGCCAACCAGGAAGCGGTAGGTGACATCTACATTGACGGGCAGGCCATCGCCCACGGCGTACCGGTGTCCTACCTCCTGTTCCTGGAGAAGCAGCTTGTTGACCTGACCACGTTCATTGACAAGCTCCCGGTCCTGGATCCAGGCGAGGATTGGGTGTACGACGCCACTGCCGACGCCTACACCACGTCCGTGGAAACCACCAGGACGAAGAAGGTTCCCCGCAACCACGTCAAGGCTGCTGCCACCGACAAGCACCAGGCACAGGTGGACGTGTACTTCGAGGATGTGGTGGTGGGCTACTGGACGACTACCAAGTTGTCTGGTGCACTTGCCCAGAAGGACGTCAACGGACTGAAGGCGCGGGTCGTGGAACTCTCCAACGCTGTGAAGACTGCCCGCGAGGCAGCCAACAGCTTCAGCGTTACCAAGCAGGAGATCGGGACGAAGCTGTTCAACTTCCTGCTCGGCGACCAGTAGCACTACCGGGTCAGGAGGCTGGTGCCCTCACTCAGAATCTGGTTCGATTCCAGACTGGCCCACTGCCCTTCGGGGCTGGCACAAGTTCACATTCAAGTTCAAGGTGAGGCGTCTGTCCGTGCCTAGATGGGGCAGTTTCGTTAAAGCTATGCCTCAACCTCAAAACTAAATCATCATCGCACCGTCTCAATCGGTTCCGATCTATGCCATCAGTCGCGGGTTCGATCCCCGCCTGGCCCTCCAACATGGGCCGGTAGCTCAGTGGTAGAGCGGATAGCTTGAACTCTAAGACGGAACCTTAAACGCCGTCGGTGCTGCTGGTGAAGCTACGTCATGTTGCTCAATGGCAGAGCAACGGCCTTGTAAGCCGTGGATCTGGGTTCGATTCCCAGCCTGACAGAATCCTTATAGGGGCCGGTCGTCGGATATGCGACCGGCCCCGCCTAAAACTGGAGGAAACATGAAGACAGCAAATGCAGCCAAGGATCTCTGGTGCGAGTACCTGATCCTGCAAGGGAACATGCTCGCGAAGTGCGGCGTCCTGGCAGTGGGTTCAATCTCCGTATTGTCAGACGAGTACGGCGGCATCAGGCTCAGCCCACGATGCCGGGAGCACCTCAACGAGTATCGGAGGCAGCGTGGAAACGTTCACTCTTAACACTGGGCTCCTGCTGTACACCCATGATCGGGAGCACTGTTATGGACCGCCGTGCGTAGTCCACAGTCCGAGCGATCATCACATGCGTGACTGGCGTCAACACTGGCGTGACGATCGCGGCATCATGGAGCGGCTCTGTGTACACGGAGTGGGTCATCCTGATCCCGACGATCTCAAGGTAAGAATTGGATCGTGGGCTGAGGGCGTGCACGGCTGTGATGGCTGCTGCTTCAAACCGGACCACGTAGCGTAAGGCTTCCCCCACAGATCGGACGTCAAAGGCTGTGACGTCCTGATCCGCTCCCCCCGAACCAGGTCGTATCTGGGTCGGGGGGAGCGTTTTTGTCGTACCCCCTCGCTACTGTGCTTCTGTACGGAGGGAGGGGGAGTCTATGATCATCGGTATGCCCACTGTTGATCAGCACGTCAGCCATGGCCGCAACCTGATACACACTGCAGGTTTGGCCATCCTGCGGTACCGACTGGGTCTGACCAGGTCAGCGATGGCAGAGATGCTCCACATGTCACCGATCACCTACAACAAGTGCGAGGACCCAGACATGGCCGGCAGGGTCTGGTCCAGCACGGCCGAGCGGCTCGGAAGGTTCTGCTGGCTTGCTGAGAATCACCTTGAACGTCTGCACCAGGAAGGCATCGAGGTGTCGCAGCTGAGCCCGCTGCACGTCCTCGCCACCCAGTACGGCCTGCCTCAGGAACTCATCCTCAGCTGGTACCGCAGCGGCGAGCTACCAGCCCTGGATCTTGGTGTGCTGGGTCTGTGGCTGCACAAGGAAGACGAGCACCTGCTGCTGGAGGCCGTGTGAAGAAACGTACGTGCCTCGTCTGCCAGAAGCCTCTTGCTGAGGTGCTGGTAGAGAACGTCCACCCGGCCTGCATTCTGTTCGATGACACACCCAGCGAGGACGCCCTAGCTCTCAGGTTGAAACGTCAACTCATCGAGATCATCAAGTGGGCTGACCGCAACAGCGCGCGGACACTGCAGAAGACGATCGGTCCGAGCGAGATTGGAGATCCCTGTGATCGTCGTATCGGTTACCGTATCGCCGAAGTCCCCGAGGTCAACGATCGGTTCGATCCGTGGGCGGCAGTGGTCGGCACATCCATACACTCGTGGCTTGACGACGCCATCCAGGCATGGGTGGTGGCGCATTCTTCAACTGCCTGGATCTCGGAAACACCAGTGGTTCTCGATGGCTTCATACCGGGGACTTCTGATCTATTCAACATGGTCGAGTCCTGCGTCATCGACCATAAGGGAGCCGGCCCCTCGGTAATGAAGAAGGTGTTGAAGGACGGACCGTCGGCCGGGTACGTGGTCCAGGTGCAGCTCTACGGCTACGGGTACGAACAACTGGGCCATGAAGTGAAGAAGGTGGCGCTGGCTTTCTATCCTCGCGCTGGCTGGTTGAAAGACATGTACGTGTGGACGGCTGACTACGACCGAAACGTAGCGCTTGGTGCTTTGGACCGTCTGTCACGGATCGCAACAGAGGTAGTAAAACTGGAGGTATTGAAGGAGGGTCATGGACACAGATGGGAGCAGATCGAGGCCGAGCCATCTGACCACTGTGGGTTCTGTCCCTGGTACGTCCCAGATAGGAACATGGAAGTAGGAGCCAATGAATACGGATGCCCAGGACGCTAATGCCAGGATGGGTCACCGCCGCTGGAAGTTGAGCGGTATCAGGCCGCCGGACGAAGACGAATTGGAGGCACGGTTTGTAGTAATCCGTGAAGAGTTTGGATCTCTGAAGGCCAGCTTTGATTCCATCATCCTGCGGGTTGCGGCACTCAACGAGAAACTGCAGGAACTACGTGACGACTTCCAGCACCACACCTTCTATCACGATCCCGAACCAGGAGAATGATCATGGGACTCTTTGATGACGAAGCAGGAGGCGGACGCCTCAACCCGGCCGACTGCATCGAGCACCGCTGCGTACGTCCGGGCGAACTCACCTGTGATTGTGTAGGACATCTTCTGCTGGTGTGGGCTGTCGACTACATCGAGCACAGCCCCACCAAGTACAGCAAGCCTGACAAGCAATCAGACGTAGTTGTCGTGGACGTAGTTGACTTGGATCAGCCCGATGAGGACGGCTACCAAGGGTTGATTGTTCGTAACGCTTGGTGGCGCAATGCTCGACTGATCGGTTTCATGAAGCCACGCATCGGCCGTCCCCGCCCAGTCATCGCGTGGATGGGCATGGGCATTGCCACCATGGGTAAGCCCCCGTACGAACTGCGGATGGCGGACAAGGATCCGTTCTCGGTGGAGCGAGCCACGGCGTGGTTCGCCGCGCACCCTGACTTTCGACCCACCGCGCGCCAAGGTAGAAACCCCGACACGGAACGGGTTCAATCTCAGCCTCCAGTGCAGCGAGAGCTGTCCCAACTGGAGAAGCTTGCAGCCTCCCGGGTCGCCGGCACCAACGAACACCAGCAGAGCCTGCGTGATGCCGCTAGTCGACCAGTTAGTCAGCTGCCTCCAGCACGTCCGGTAGTGACTCAGGAACCAGAGCCGCCCTTCTAGAGGATGTTGTAGGTGCGAAAGAAGCCGGAGCCCCCTACAGGCTCCGGCTTCTTTTTGACCACCACCGAGGAGTCGTGCTCTGGCCTACCGTACCGGCCTTGTCAGTGGCATGATCAGTGACCACGAGACTTCCTGAAAAGATCAGGGGACCCCGAGAAGTTCCACCACCCCAGGGTCCCCTATGAAAGGCGATCGATGTGACGATATCAGAAGTCGCCAGAATGTGGCAGACCGCTGGCGTTTCTGTGGTGCCCATCATTGCGAAGAACAAGCCTGCAGTCAGGTGGCGTGAGTACCAGTCACGTGTCCCAAACCTGGGTGAGGTCAGCGAATGGTGGGGTAACGGACATCCCTACGGAATTGCCATCATTTGTGGTGCAGTCTCTGGAAATCTGGAGATGACCGAGATTGAGGGACGTGCTCTCAATGCTGATGCTTTGACTGATATCGCAAATGCTGCGGATTTACTTGAGTGCGGTGAAGTCTGGGACAAGGTCAGCGGGGGCTACACACAGTCCTCACCCAGCGGCGGCCTCCACATGGCGTACCGGATCACCGACCACGAGGTACCGGGCAACACGAAGCTGGCACACAATGAGGCCGGCGAAGTGTTGGCAGAGACACGCGGCGATGGGGGATACTTCGTCAGCGCCCCGAGTCCCGGTTCTTGTCATCCGAGCGGAGAACCGTGGCTGTTGGCGTCCGGTGAATACGGCTACCTCCCAGAAATCACGTGGGCGGAACGATGCCTACTCCACGCAGCACTTAAGCACGCACTCGACGTGTCGATCGCAACCCCGGTCTCCTCCGACTCTGCTACCCTCGCCGAAGTAGCCCCTCTCCGCGCAGCCTCCCCAGGTTCGTTAGCGACGCGAGGGGCTACTTCTGTTTCGCCTGGCGATGACTGGGCAGCTCAGACGGACTGGAGCGACATCCTTGAGCCCGCCGGCTGGACTCTGCTGCAACGCCAGCGTGACGGCGAGCGCATGTGGGTGCGTCCTGGCAAGAACGCCCGAGATGGTCACAGTGCCAGCACTGACTTCGAGGGCAAGCCTGGCCTGTACGTGTGGAGCACATCGGCCGGGCTAGACACAGAGGTGCCGCTGACAAAGCTCTACGTTCACGCGCATTACAGCTTCAATGGGGACATGCGGGCGTGCGCCCGGGACCTGGTGCGACGCGGGTACGGCTCGGTGGCTCAGCCTGACGTGACGCTCGGGGAACTTGAACTGTTCACCGCCCAGGAGGAAGTCAAGCCGGCCGAGGCCTTGCACTTCAGCTTCGATGACATCGGCAACGCGATGCGACTCTGGCACAAGGTGGGGGCCAACTTCCGGTACGTGTACGACGAGAAGGAGACGTACCGCTGGGGGGGGAAGGCCTGGGACCGGGAGCAGACCTTCGCTCTGATGCGCGAGTGGTCGACCATCACAGAGGAAATGGACAAGCAGGCTCGCGACGAGGGCAACGAGGCTTTGCAGAAGTGGGCGAAGCAGTGTCGCAACCAGGCTCGGATCAACGCAGCTCTCGCGATCTGTCGGTCCATAGCCGGCGCCACCATCAACTCCACGGAGATGGATCTGGCGCCGGACCGGGTGAACTTGCCGAACGGTACGTACAACCTGAAGACGAACACGTTGGAGCCGCACGACCGCGAACAGCTGATGACGCGCACCATGCGGGCCAGCTACGACCCGAAGGCGACATGTCCCAAGTTCGACCGGTTCATGGAACAGGTCATACCTGATCCAGATGTGCGTGGATATGTGCAACGCGCCGCTGCGTACTCCATGCTGGGCAAGGCTGACCACCGTGCCTTCTTCTTGATCTACGGTCCCAGCGGCACCGGGAAGTCCCAGTTCCTGTCCACAATGGAGTACGTCTTCGGCGGGTACGCCACTACGGCGGCCGAGGGAACCTTCCGAGTCAAGGAAGGCGGTGGCCCGAACAACGACCTACATGGCTTGCGGCGTAAGCGTTTCGTGTCCACCTCCGAGACAGCCGAGAACGCCACCTTCAACGAGAACCTCCTGAAACGCCTCACCGGCCGGGACCAGGTTGTGTCCCGCGAGATGTACCAGTCCAACGTGACCTGGACGCCTGAGTGCGCCCTGTGGCTCGCCACGAACCACCCGCCACGGTTCAACAGCGACGACGACGCGATCTGGAAGCGAGCCAAGCTGGTCCCGTTCGTGACCCGCTTCGGCACCGACGTACCCGAGATCCCTGACTACGCCCGGGACCATCTGTACGCCGAGGCGGACGGCATCTTCAACTGGCTACTGCAGGGCTTGGTCGACTTCCAGGCCAACGGGCTGAACGAGCCGGCCGGCGTCATGGAGGCAGCGGAGACGCACCGCCAGCAGTCCGACAGCGTGGTCCGGTTCCTGGAGGACCAGATCGCGGACGGGAAGCTGGAGGAGGCCGAGGGTGCCTCGATCCGCACGTCGGAGCTGTTCGCCATGTATGAGGAGTGGGGCAAGTCTTCCGGGGAGCGTGGACTAGGGTCGCGGCGGTTCATCAACCGACTGGAGTCCACTGGCCGGGCGCAGTACGTGCGGACCAACGCCCACAGTGTCTGGCGGGGGTTGCATCGATCAGGAGTCCTGGGTCCGTGGCAGGCATATGTGGACAAGACCGCGCAATAGCCGTGGATCACCGGGGAGTTGGCATTCCCAGCCCCCCCGTAGTACTGTTCGTGGTGTGAGCGAAACCTAAGTACCTCACCTTCCACGAAGTAGGAGATTCATGAGCGATGCATAAACCACTCATGGTCCCCATTGAATCGATCATTACAGAGCGCTCCCTGGAACACGGGGATGACCTGACAGACCTGACGAATAACATCTTCTCAGGGAAACTCAAGCGTCCCATTCTTGTCGACGAGAACATGAAACTCCTCGACGGATTACGGCGACTCACGGCCCTGAAAAGCCTGGGCGCCGAAAAGGTTCAGGTAGCTCTGTCGACGTCACTGGAGGATACCTGCGACGAGATAGCCAAGACAACCAAACATGGAGTCCTGGCTTTGCCCCCTGGTCCACATAGGACTTGGGCACTCTTTCAGGACACCAAGGAACAGCAGACGCAACGTGGGATTCGGATGCGCAAGCGTCGCATCGGCATACCGCGTGGCACGATCCTAGAACCAGTACCTCGGACTCGCACCATGATGAACGAGGCGCTGGGCCTGGGGACAGGAGAGTCTTACCTGGCCTCAGTCACCTACCTGTACGGGCACTTCCTCAAGAACACTGATCCTGGCCTGGCAACAGGTCTAGCCGATATCCGGCATCGTCTGGAGCACGGCGAGTTGTCTGTCTACGAAGCGCGAGGCGCAGTGGACAGGCTCAGGTCAAGTGGACTGACGGGAGACATCGTCAGTGTTGCTGATCAGCGCGACGCTCTTGCTACCGCGCTGTCCCAGCTGTCTGGAATGAATAAGGGAGTCACCCGAATAGGGGTACTCAATCCTGAAATCAACCAGGCTGAACTACTCGCTTACATCAAGAGTTTCGAGCAAGGAAAGCGTGCCCTACACGCCTTCATTAATACCCTCAAGAAAAGGATCGACAAGGAATGAGTAAAGCCACCGAGGTGTTCGAAGACCTCGATCTTCCAGTGAATGAGCTGGAAATCGACCGTCGCGTTCAGCGAACGGGCATCAATCTGGCAAAGGTTGCCAGGATGGTGAAGAACTACAACCCTGCCGCAGTCGGCACGATCACTGTGTCAGTGCGCAAGGACCGCTCCAAGATCATCATAGATGGTCAGCACCGCTGGGAAGCCACCCGCCGGGTAACGGACAATGCGGGCACGATCAACGCCCACGTGTTCCACGGCCTGACTCTGGCTGAGGAAGCACAGATGTTCCTCGACTTGAACGACACCACTCAGCCTCCGGTGATCGACAAGTTCAAGGTCAGCCTGAACACGGACGGCCCTGAAGGTGACAACGCCCGCGACATCCAGGAGATCCTGGGGAACTACGGCTGGACCATCAGCAACATCCCCGCCAACGGCAACGTCAACTGCGTCAAGGTCGTAGAGCGCGTGTACGCCCTGTCTCAGAAGATCGAGGCCGACCCGAGCCTCATCCAGGTCACCATCCTGGTTGTCACCCGGGCCTGGGGCAACGACCGCTTCGGCGCACAGGGTCCTGTCTTCGAAGGCATCGCCCGGATGTTCGCCGAGTACGGCAGCCGGCTCGATCTGGACCGCCTGATCGACGTCATGAAGTCCTTCGCTGGACCTCGTGCGCTGATCGCTGAGGCCACCGGCCTCGCGGCCATCCGTAAGGGCAAGGTGTCCATGGGCGTCGCAGAGATGCTGGTGGAGGCCTACAACAAGGGCCGCCGCTCGCGTCAGCTGGAAGCCTGGAGGGCTCGCCGGTAATGAAGAAGGTAGCTGTACTTCTAGCAACCGTGGCTCTTGCCGCAACCCTCACCGGTTGCGGCAAGGCCATGGAGCCGTACAACGATGCTCCGGTCGGTACGCAGAACACCGGCAAGGCTGACGTCATCAACTTCCCAGACGGCTTCTCCAATGTGTCCACCAAGTGCGACCACGGCAACCGGGTGTATGTCGCCTTCCACGCCGACAGCGCCTACGCTGCGATCGCGGTGGTACCACAGGATCCGAGCTGCAAATGAGCCAGGAACAGCTCACCGACGAGGAACTCGTTGCCATGACTCAGCAGTACGACCAGACACACCAGGGTCAGTACGTGACCCACCTGGCCTACGCTGAGATCAACCGACAGGGCGCGACGGGTAGGCAGTGGGGCAAGTGCGCCAACTGCGGCAACCCGTACCCGTGGGACAAGGAAGGATCTGGAGACACAGTCTGCAGTCCTGAATGCTTCCAGGCGTACGTGGCCTACCTGAATAACCCAGAGTTCCGGTAGCAACGAAGAAGCCCCCCACCTGTGAAGGTGGGGGGCTTCTTGCTGGGGCCACCCCTGTGGACCAGGGGTTAGGTTACGCGGTCGCCGGTTCGGTGTCACGTAAGGCCTTCAGCTCCTTCAGCACGCCGTACACGTAGCTCGGCGTCGCATCAACCTTGGCTGCGATCTGCGCCGGCTTCCACTCGGGGAACCGGTTGTAGATCTCTGCGATCTGCTGCTTCTTGCTGACTACTTCGGCCTTCACCCTGATCGGAGCTTCGGGGTCACGTGGCTTGTAGGTGGTGACCTTGTCACCATCCAGGTAGGCCAGGAGTTGGCGCACCTTCACGTTGAGGTCCAGCAGCGAGATCGAGGCGTACAACATGAAGCCGTCGATACCGATGGGCAGCAGGTAGGAGGTCTGGATGTCCTTCGCGTAGGTGAAGAACGCCTCCTGCTGGTGCCAGTAGCTCAACCAGGCGTTGATACCAGAAATGATGATCATTCCCAGCGGTCGGAGTAGCCGGAAGGTCCAGTGCGAGTCCTCGCGGAGTGGGATACGTGATCCCAGCTCCAGCGCGAACAGCAGCAGGATCGGTGACATGACGTTGATGGCGATGGCTTGTGGGGTGCGCTCAGCGTGGAGGAAGTTGCCCCACACGCTGACGCCGCTAGCGGCCACAATGGCTGCCCGGCAGGCCCAGCGAAGCCCGTTCAGGTTGGAAATCTTCTTTTGGATGTCCATGACAAAACTCCCTCTCGGGTAGGTGAAAACTGAGGTTACCGACGAATGCCGGTAACCCCATCCTACCCTCAGGGAGGGGTGGGGTGCAAGGGTTGAAGATCAAGTAGTTAGTAAGGCTTGACGGCAATACCCACAAATGCCCCGATGATCCAGCACACGATACAGAACGCGAACATGACCGCGACCACGATCCCGACTACCTGAAGGGCTCTCACACGGATTCCCAGCCTTCAACTACCTCCCGCTCATCTACGGTCAGCTCCGCTCCCCAGCCCGAGAAGCAGAAGTCCGGCTCCTTTCCCGTGATCTCGATGTACGCCCGCCGCACAGCCTCGCGCATCGGGGCATCAGCGCCACCGGATGGGAGTTCGTAGATCTCACCGATCTTGCACGACCAGATCTTCATGGATCTCCTTAGTCAGCACGTCCGGGCGGGCCAGCGCCACCCAGGTTGAATCTCGGCTTCGCGATCTGCTGCAGGATGCTCTCCAACTCGCCGTCCAGGAACTGCAGGTCGCGGAGCGCGGACAGAGGCACATCGCTCAGATCAGGCAGCTTCGTCTGTAGGTGCGATGGTTCGTCCTCGGAAGTAGCTGGCGCAGGTGTCAGTGGCTCGGACACGAAGGTATCCCTCTCGTTCTAGTTGTACGGGGCAGACGCAGCCGGGCTCGCCTACCTCCTGCTGGCGGTACCAGCACCAGGTGTTGAACTCGTTGGGCTTGCGGTGCCAACGCCACACGGCCTTCTCCTCTCCCGTGTTGGGGCGGTAGGGCTTGGTGGATTTGTACCTTCTAGGCATCTAGGAAGTCCTCAACCAGGCGCTCGATCACTTCGTCAGTGAGTACGACACCGCCCGATGTCCCATATGTCTTTTCCCCGCGAGCCTCGGTGATCGAGACCTTCCGGTTCCACGGTTGCGCTCGCAGGGCGAGTAGTGCTTGTTCCTCGCTGAGCAGGAGCCCCATCGCAGTGGCGATGATCCCGATGGCCTGGACCGACGGGCGGTAGTGCCCCGACTCGATCATCCCCAGCGATCCAGTACTCATGCCGGATAGCTCACCCAACTGCTTCTGAGTCAGGCCGGCTTGGACGCGGAAGTTGCGTAGCGCCTCACCTTCGGGACTTCTACCCCCTGGAATCTCGATTCTCATACCCTCCATGCTACCCCCTCCCTCCCCTCCACACCATAATCGTTGCTTAGACAACTTCAGTGGTACGAGTGGCAGTTGCGCAGTTCATTCCGGGAAAGTGCCCCAGAGAAATTAGCTCCAAGGGCAGA